GATACAACAAATACAAAGTGATTGTTATATCATATCGCAAGACAAAGGAAATTATGAAAAAATTGACCCTACTGATATTGCTGACGATACTTGTTAGTGCTTGTAGCACAAACAGGTCACAAGTTGGCGCTGTACTAGGTGGTACAACTTCAGCAGCCACATGTGCTCAGTTTACAGGTGAGCCAGCCGCTATTGCATTATGTACTATGGGTGGTGCCTTTGTAGGTGCAGATATTATGTACAATTCAGATTATGATGTACACAATGCCGTCTTTGTAGACCATTTAAACAACGGTCCTGCCGGTTCAAGTTATACAAACTGGTACAATCAAAAGACAGGCAATTCAGGTATTATTAAGACCACTAGGTCATATATGGTAGAAACAATCAAATGTAAAGACTATGACGCAACGATTGATATTACCAATCAGTGGCCGTTAGTTGGTCTTGGTGGTGTAAATAGACGAATGGTGTTTGGTACTGCTTGTCAGTTGCCAGACGGAAAGTGGGTAGAAAAACAATGACAGATAGTGATGTAAGAACAAAGATAGAACAATTAGAGAACGAAATCAAAGAGTTAGAAGACGAAAAAGAATTAACAAGTAATCAATCCAGGCTTGCCTTTATTGAAGATACCATATATAATACAAAGGACAGTATTGAAAAGTTAAAAAATTATGTTTGACCCACAACAATATCAAAAAATTATGCGTTATCTTACATGGACTTTTATATTAATTGTATTCATGTTGCTAACTGGCATTGCCATTGCGAGTGAAAAGGTGTATCATAGTAAGATAAAACCAGTTAATCCTGAAGAAGTAAATGGTCAGTTTTGTTATATCAAAGTCGTTATCAAACAAAAAGGTGACGAAATTATTAAAGAAGAAATTTTGGAGTGTGCAGACGGAAGAAATAGATTTGACGGTCCTAGTTATTGGGAACTATTTGCTCAATTCTATTATAGAGATGTTAGCACGCCAGAATATTGCAGGTACTATAGTAGACCTGAACACGCTTTTAAATCGTTCGGAAAAGTGTGTATGAACAAGAACGGTGAATGGGAGGCTAGATAATGATTAAGAATATAATTATTGTCGCTCTGGTAATTATTGTATATAAAGAAACAAGTTTGTCTGGAGAAGACATGTTTGCTTTTCTCCAATCCACGCTTGACAAATTACAAGAATTACTGTATATTATGAAAGAGAAGGTATAATATGAACAAATATGTGAAATTAGTTGGTGCAGTGAGTATGGTTGCCTTATTAGGTGCATGTTCAAGTACAAACTATACAATCAAAAAAGAAAAGGCAGATAGTCTTAATGTCGTACCTAATTGGTATATGGCAGACATTAATGAAACAGACGCTTGTGACTTAGATACAAATATTATCGGTCAAGTTAAAAAGGCAGATAAAAATAAACAGTGTATCTATGGTGTTGCAACAGCTGTATCGCCAGACTTACAACTTGCTATAGAGAAAGCAAAGATGTATGCAAAGTCTGAAATGGCTGACATTATTATGGGTAAGATGAACAAAGAATCCAAACAATTTATAACTGAACTTGGTAAAACAGAAAAGAAAACTGTTGTGTCTGAGGTAGAAAGTGTATTAGTTAATTCTATTAAGAATACACCAGTGAGAGGTTATGAAATCTTTGCTCAGGATGTAACTTTGACTAGTGCAGGCTATTACAGAGCATGGATTGGTTTGAGATTGCCTTTAGGTGAATATAATAAAATGTATAATTACAACATAGAACAGGCTGTTGATGCATATAACTTAAAAGATAAAGCTCAAACAGCGTTTAAGAATGTAATGGAAAGTGGTAATAATGACAATCCAGATATACAGTAAACCTAATTGTGTTTTCTGTGACAAGGCAAAAGCTTTGGTAAAAAACCTTGGAATGACATACGAAGAAAAAGTATTTGGTAAAGATTTTACTACACCAGAAGAATTATATGAGGCAGTTGGTAAACAAGTAAGAACCATGCCTCAGATTAAAATTGATGGTGAGTTGATTGGCGGTTACAATCAATTAGTAGAATACTTTAATGATAAAGGTAAAGTTAATTTCAAAGGTGAAGTAATAGATGGCTGATGATAAAATCGTACTGTTTCCTACAGACAGAATTGTAAAAAAAGAAAATGTTGGACATGTTGACCCTAAAGAACATGCAAAACTTGTAGAAGAACAAACAAAAGAGTTTGTTGAGGGAACAGTAGATGATATTGCCTACACACTTTTAGATAAGTTTCTTAATGCAGGTATTAAAACAAAAGAAGATACTTTTATGAGAGACCTTTCACTAGTTATTGATAGTATTAGAGGTCTAATCTATAGAGATTTTAAAAAGTATCATCCTGCTCAAGCATTGGCCGATAAAATGGTTAATATAAAAGTACAACGAAACGGACAGAAAAATGCAAAGTTGGATTATAGTAAAGTGATTGACACTAAACATAAACCACATAAACCATTGTCGCCGGATGTACAAAAAGAAGTAAAAGATTTATCAGATATGGACGGTATTGAATTTGTACCAGACTTTGAACCTGATAATGACAAATAGAATTCAGACGAGCAAACTACAGATGTACGCTTTGTCTTGTCGAATAGTTGGTGAACTTTAAACACAATTTGAAAGGAGTAACATATGTTACAATATATTATGAACATGTTTAAACATAAAGGAGAAGACAACATGGCTAGAACTAAGCAATCAAAAACTGAAAAGGTAAGAAATCTTTTCGCTAAAGGTCAATCAGTGACTTGGAAAACTCTAAGAAGCAAATTCGACCTTACTTCACCAGCATCTATGGTGGGTAAACTTAGAAACGAAGGTATGATGATTTATGAAAATAGAACATCAGCTGGTGTTTCTTATAGAGTTGGCACACCATCAAAAGCTGTAATCGCAGCTGGTCAAGCCGCTTTATTTGGTGCTCAAGGTTATTCTGCTAACGCATAATTAATCTTAACCAATTTGGTAGGGGTCAGACCGTTAGGCAGACCCCTGCCAATACTTTTAGAGGTTCAAATGACAAAGTATTATAAAATATCACCAAAGTTTAAAAAATCAATTTACGAATATCAAACATTTAGAGATGAAGACAAAGGTGTTTCTTGTGAAACTGAGGAAATGTATCGTTGGGGTCATTGTATTTTAAAAGTTGATAATGATGAAGAATTACAAGATATAATTGGTGATAAAGATGATGACCGAAATGAATTTGAATTTGACCATACTATGGTTGAAGACCAAGAGGTAGATGACCAATGCTCTTTTTACTTTAATGATGTAAAAGGAATGAGTGTTGAAGAATTAGAAGAAAAATATGATGAAGATGGCCACGATTATTTACTAGATACTTTTGGTGAACCACACGATTTCTATACCGTATACCACGGTGAACTTGAAGTAAAGGAAGTTACAGATGAGTGGCAAGGGAAGTAAACAAAGACCAACTGATAAGTCTAAGTTTGATGTGAACTATGACCGTATTTTTGGTAATACCGAAAATCACAAAAGAAATGTAAGAACTTTGGCTGAAAACGCAAAAGATAAAAAGATGACCAGAAAGGTCGATACTTATGAATATGAAGATTTAGAAACCTGTATCAAAACAGACCAGGTGCCAGAAGCTGAAATTGCAGAACTATTTACAGATAAAGACTTTTATAAATGGTACGCAAAACGAAACTTCTAGTGCGTATAAATAGTAATACTGAATGACAAGGAGAAATTATGGTTACACAGAATCCAAACATAATGAGTAAAGCCGCTATGACAGCTATGTCAAGTACATCTGGCTCTGGCGATATACTCTTATCAGAAATCTTAACTAAAGTTAATAACGCAAAAGATAAACCTAAAAAGAAGGCTGTATTACAACAGTATGATACACCTGCTATGAGAATGATACTCAAAGGTGCATTTGACCCTAATATTAAGTGGGCTTTACCGACAGGTACACCACCATATATTGCTAATGAGGCACCAAAAGGTACAGAACACAGTTTATTAAAAAATGAGAGTAAACGACTATGGCATTTTGTCGAAGGTGCAGATAATGACACCACAAAGACACAAAAAGAAACCATGTTTATTCAAATGCTTGAAGGTTTACACCAGGAAGAGGCAGAACTCTTAATTGGTGTAAAAGATAAAACCCTTAATAAAATGTACAAAGGTTTAACAGCGGCTTTAGTGAAAGAAGCATACGATTGGAACGACAATTTTATGCAAAACGAGAACAAGTAGAGAACATTTGGTGTGACAAAAGTGTCACACCCTCTACAAATCGTTGATTTTACTTGCTTTTTATTTTAAAAAAAAGTGAAAAAAGTGCTTGCCTATAGCCCCCTTTTAGTGTATTATATAAATATAAATGATAACAAAAGGATACATTATGAAAAAAGTGATTTTGACAGTAGTTGTGGTATTAGTTACCG